TCGCCGTTCTCGGCTACAATTATATCCAGAACCCCGTCATGCGGCATATCAAGGCACTGATCGAGGAGGGGGCGATCGGTGCGGTCAATCACATCCGCGTCGAGATGGACGAGGACTTCATGGCCGATCCCGATGTCTTCTTCTATTGGAAGAGCGAGCTTTCCGCCGGCTACGGCGCGCTTGATGATTTCGCCGTGCACCCGCTGTCGCTGCTCTGGTATCTGTTCGGTCACGTTGAGGCTGTCATCACCGACATGGTAAAGCCCTACGCCAGCCGGCCGTTGAAGGAAGGCGGTCGCCGCGAAGTCGAGAATCACGATGCGGCCAATGTCCTGATGCGACTTGGCGGTGGGATCTCTGCGGTGCTGATGGCAAACCGCGCCGCTTGGGGGCGGAAAGGGCGAATCGCGCTGCAGATCTTCGGCTCGAATGGCGCCATTACTTACGATCAAGAGCGCATGAACGAATTAGAACTCTATCAGGCAGAAGGGCGCGGCTCGGAGCAGGGCTTCCGCAAGATACTCGCCGGCCCGGCGCATCTGCCCTACGATCGCTTCATCCCGGCGCCTGGCCACGGGCTCGGCTTCAACGATCTGAAAATCATCGAATGCCGCGAACTGATCCGCGCAATTTCCGGTGAGCCGTCGTCGATCGTGACATTCGAAGACGGTCTTAGGATAGAGAAGTCCGTTCACGCCATGGCACAGTCATTCCACGAGCGCCGCTGGATCGAGATCGATTGAGGTCTGTCCGCTTCCGGTTGACGGCGCTGGAGGCAGGGGATACCCCTTTTCTGGAACGCGCGGCTGCATGCTGGGAGTGAAAACGTGACGGACAGACTGGTGATCATCGGCGCGGGGCAGGCGGGCTTTGCATTGGCCGCGAAACTGCGTGCGCTCAAGGATATGCGCCCAATCACCATCATCGGTGCGGAAGACGCGCTGCCCTACCAGCGGCCGCCACTCACGAAGAAGTACCTGCTTGGCGAGATGACCTTCGATCGACTGCTGTTCCGGCCGGAACACTGGTACCCCGACAACAATGTCGAGATCAGGCTTTCCACGTGGGCGGAGCAGATCGTGCGTGACAAGAAGCAGGTCCTGCTACAGGACGGTTCAGCGCTCGACTACGGCACGCTGGCGTTGACGACCGGCTCCACGCCGCGCGCACTGCCTGCGTCGATCGGCGGGGATCTCGAGGGCGTTTATGTGGCGCGTGACAAACGTGACGCTGATCTGCTTGCCGATGAAATGCGGCCCGGTCGCCGGGTCCTCATTATTGGTGGTGGCTATATCGGACTTGAGGCAGCTGCTGTCGCCCGTCACCGCGGTCTCGAGGTTACCGTGATCGAGATGGCTGACCGAATCCTGCAGCGCGTCGCTGCCAGGGAGACGGCCGACATCATGCGGGTGATTCATGAGACACATGACGTTGTCATCCGGGAGAAGACCGGGCTCAAGCATCTTGTCAGCCATGAAGGCAGGGTTGTCGCTGCCGAACTCTCCGACGGGTCCACGATCGAGGTCGATTTCGTCATTGTCGGCATCGGCGTCGTCCCGAACGATCAACTCGCCAAGGAGGCGGGTCTCGAGGTCGCCAACGGAATCATCGTGGATGAATTCGCCCGCACGTCCGATCCGTCGATTTTTGCCGCGGGTGACTGTGCGGCCCTGCCGTGGCAAGGCGGACGCATCCGTCTCGAATCGGTGCAGAACGCCGTCGACCAGGCAGAAGCCGTCGCCGCCATCATCGCCGGCGGCAACGAAGCATACGATCCCAAGCCTTGGTTCTGGTCGGATCAGTATGACGTGAAGCTGCAGATCGCCGGCTTCAACATGGGCTATGACGATACAGTCCTGCGTCCAGGCTCGCGCGACGGCGCCCACTCGATCTGGTATTTCAAGAATGGGGCGTTCATCGCCGTGGATGCCATCAATGACGCCAGGGCCTACGTCAGCGGCAAGAAGATGCTGGAATCCGGGATCAATCCCGATAGGGCGATCATTGCGGACGCATCTACCGATCTCAAGCAACTGCTGAGCTGAGGCCGGCGGCCTCGGCATCAGGTGAAAAAGCCGAAAAAGCGCTTGCGTCACCTGTCGAATGACTCTATCAGGCTCCCACCGGAGAGGTGGCCGAGTGGTCGAAGGCGCTCCCCTGCTAAGGGAGTTTAATATTTCCCTTCGGCCTCTCATAACGATTTGTTTCTGTTAGCTTTTCCTGTCAAGAATATTTTCTGTCTCTGTGCCTTGTGCCATGGATGTGACAAAACACTCATTTTAGAGGCTGTTTCTTCTTCAAAAGCGACAGCGGGTAGGCGACGGCAACAATGGGCGCAAACATCAAAACCATTGTCCCACCGAGAATGGCTGCAGCCGCATAATCCAGAGCATCCGGCTTTCTCCCGTCTTTCAATTCGACGTGAATTATGTCCTTGAGCTTCATTTCGTTCCCTTTCCAAAAACGCGGTCGATAACCTCTCGATCCGCATCCCCCTCCACATAGGTCTCCATCAGCAACCGGCGTGACTTCCAGCCGCCGTGATCTGCTGTCGTCGCCACGTCCACGCCATTGCGCCGGATCATCTCAGTGGCGAACCCATGCCGGCCGATTTCATGGCTGGTGAGGCGCGAGAGACCAGCTTCCTTGATCACCTTGTCGAACCGCTTCTTGACCGTCGATCGATTGGCGGCAGCGAAAACCAACGTCTCGTGAAGGCTCCGAATGTTCGCCAGATCGATCACCATGGCACGCGTCAGGAACACCTTGCGCGGCTCCGTCTTCGTCTTCTCCAAGAATGCTATGCCTAGCTGTAGATCCGTATGCTCCCACGTCAGGCGGCAAGCCTCGGAGACGCGGGTGGCTGTCTCAAACATGAAGCGGGCTATTGCCGCCGTCTCTGGCATCCCGAGCTTCTTGGCAGCCTTGCAGAAAGCATCCAGCCATACCTTGTTTCCGGCCGGTCGCGCCTTTCGCTCTTCTTTGAACCGCTTGACCGATATCTTCGGCCAGCCCTTGGCGTCGGCTATGTGGTTGATGACAGCCCGAGCCGGGGTTATCACCTGCCGGTTCCATGTCGCGGGCTGAGCGCCAGGATAGATCGCCTTCGCTGCCTTGCGGATCTCGGGGCCGGTTATGTCCTTCACCTTCCACTTGCGAAAGTGATTGATCAGCGGCGCTAGAAACCGCCCGTCCTTCCCGTCGTTCAGGTATTCCGCGACAGCCTCCGGAAAGGTGACTATCGCCTCTTCGCCGTGGACAGCGGCACGACGGACCCGCTCTTCGTGCTTGATCGCGATGTCTTCCGCGAGCCGCTTGTCAGTCGTCTTAGAAGATGGTCGGTATCGTTTTCCGTCCACCGTGAAATCGTAGTGCCAGATGTCGCTGCCGTTTCGCTTGAAGAGGTTTGGCATGAAACGGGCTCCGGACGCGCGGCGTTGAGGATTGTGTCAATATCGGATGGCATGAGGAACATGGCTTTGCCGAGAACGCGGCAGGCGCCTAGAGCCCGTGCGCGTTCCCGCAAGGTCCGCTCAGAGATTTGTATGCCTGCAGCTTGGAGCTTGGCAACAGCCATTGCTGGGGATATAGCTTCGTCGAGAATCGTCACCGGCTCTCCCCCTCTGCTTTTAGGGCGCGGATAGCAGCGGCGATTTTTCCTGCCGCCTCAGAGTGCAGCACCGATGCGGCGGCTGTTTTCAGCATGCCATCCTTATGCCAAAGTTCCGCGTCTGACGCCCATTCCCTGCTTAGCCTGTCCGCCACATCTGCAGCCTCGTCAATTGCCTTCCGCCTTGCCTCTTCCGACTGGGTGCGGGTGGAGACGCGCTCTTCGTCAAGCTCTCTAGTTCGGCTCTCCAGTTCTACTTCTGCGGCCTCCGCACGGTCAACGTGTATAGACGACACGGCTGCTGTCTTTGCTAATTCTGCGCGGAGCTCTATAATTTCGGTGGCATAGCGCGTTGCGGTAGCTTCTTCTGCCTCTGTGAGCGCCTTTGCCTCCAGCGCCGCATTGCGGGCGTTGGCTAGCTCGGAGCGTAGGAGGCCAGCAATCTTGAAGCTTGCCGGTCCAGTGCCGTTCACATCGAAATCAGGATCGGCCCAAAGCTCATCGGCCATGATGCCTTGGATTGCATAGGCGAGGCGGCTGCGTTCGTCGTCGCTCATTCTCCCCTCCCATCGGTCTGTTCCGGCTTTGCGTTGGTGGCGGGGCTCGTCACATAGTCGGCGTAGTCAAGCGCGGCTTTGTGTAGGAGCCCTCCGAAATCTTCATTTTGCCGATACCAAGTCGCGCCTCGGATATATGCGTCAACCAGCATCTGAAACCCCTTCTCATGCGCCCCGCCTTCCGTTGCCTCTGGCTTTGGTTCTGCTGCGAGGCAGTATTGCTGCCATAGGTCGTTTATAAGCTTGCTGACTTCATCGAATGGCGTGGCCTCGGTGATATTGGCACATCGCATTTCCAGTTCCCACTCGGCATCGGTTTCCCAACCTACCGGCTCTGGCTTTGGATTGGAGATGAGTACGCTCCTGATGCGAGCTTCGAAGTAGGCTTGTGCGGCGGCTTGCGCTGCTTCGAATGTTTCATGCCGCGTGTATTTCGTCCTGCTAGCGCAGAGTAGAAATGGCATCCGTCTTCTAAGTTCGCTCGGGTTCACGGCATCGCGCTGATCCGTGATCTCGTACCAGCCAAAGGGAGTTTCAGCGCCGTATGGGGTCCATTCCAGCGGCTTCACGCTCACCGTCAGTTCTTCCTCGCGCTTCATGGCTGTGCCTCCAGCTTTGCGAGGATTTCGGCAACATCGCTATAGTCAACCCAATGTCCATCTGCTGCAGCGGCTGCATTTCTGTTATAGCGATCAATGTGCAGCAACGCCGTCCGCGCCTCCTCCAGCAATTCGTACTGGCGCTTGTAATCGGCCAGCATGTTCTGAGAAGCGGCTTTTAGATTGACAACCGCCTTTGCTATGGATGGCTCAACTCTAGCCAGTATAGTCCCGGTGATAGCCATATCGGCCTTCTCTATCTTATCGACCACTTCCTCGCGCTTCATGGGTGTCATCGGACTACCTCTCCGGTTCTGGTGTCGATCACGTCACCGTTGATTTTGCGCTTGAAACGCCCTTGGAACGCTCCGGATTTCTTCGAGGTCCCGTTGTGCTTGGCCCACACCCTTTTCACCTTGGCAATGATGCGCTGATCGTCAGCCGTCTTGGCGCCGACGCCGCGGTGACATGGCACGCACAAAACTTGGCAGTTGGAGAGCGATGAATCCTGGGTGAGATAGAATGCGATGATATGATCATACTCGCCTTCGCCGGCCTTCAGCTTGGCCGAGCAGCTTTCGCACTTGCCGCCGCAACGGAGGAAGGCTTGGGCGCGCACCTTGTCGGAGAACTCTTGACGCTTCATGCCCGCCTCCAGATCCAGAACAGCCACGATCTGCGGCGCTGCTTCTTCATGTCGGATATCTCACGGCGCAACTGGGCGGTTACCTCGTCGCGCTTCGCCAGGTACTGGATGGTGGAGGTTCTCGCATGGGGATATCGGATGAGATGGCGATTGACGGTGTTGCTCATGCTGACGCCTCCTTTCCGACGAGATCAACGATTTGATCCGGCCAAATCCACCAAACCGGGAATGCGCCTTCTTCTTCTGCGCGCGTGAAGTGCGCGCCGTGTGTGCATCTGCGGCCAAAGCTATCGAAGCAGAGCGCAGTGAAGTGATGGCCACGCCACCCTTTTTCGTCGCCGTGTTCCGTGTTGTTGTAGTCAACGTGGCACGTCAGCCAGGAGCTGGCTCTGTTCACCCATTGGGCGTGACTGTCGAAAGCCTGATCGGCAAAGGGAGGGTCTATGCGAAACTCGCTCATGCTGCACCTGCCTTTGCCTTCGCCATCAGGCGCTCAAGTGGGGAGAGATGTTGTTCAGGGGCTTTGGAATGGAGTGGCGGCAAGCCGAACTTTTCGAGGTAGGTACGGGAGTGCTTCGCCCAGACCTTCTTGCCCCAACTCGTAGCGGCGAACTCCCAAGGGCGCGCAGCGCGCAAAGCCTTCTTGCGAGTGGCTAGATCAGCGTCGGCAGGAAGGTTGCGATGCACCTCGCCAATGACGCTGGATGCGGTTTTCTGCCAGTCGATCATGCTGCACCTCCGGAAATTGCGCTGATGCGGCGCAAGAACCAGTCGCGCATGGCGGACTTGCCTTGGTTGTAGCGTTTGAACTCGGGGCCTTCGCCAATGACTCCCATCATTGCGTCAAGGCTGTCGCCATCGAGCTTCCCGAGGCAGATGCGAAGTTGTGCTGTCTCTTCGCGGTTGGCTTCAAAAGCGGCTGTAATGCGGTCTGCGAGCGTTGACCAATCCTCGTCTCCGGTCGCCTGAGAATAGGCAAGAAGGAACTCGTCTGGATTGCGACTCTCCGCTTCCGGGTCACCGTATGCCGCTGGGAATATGCCTTCCCCGGCGGCCCAGTCTGCAAACGCTATACTGCGCTTGATGAGCAAGACCATTGCGCTGACAGTGGTGTCGGTCATGCTGCCTCCGTCATTTCCGGGGTCACGCCGTAGGTATCTGCAATGAACCGCAGGCCATCGTTCAAAAACCGGGAAAACTCCTCCTCAGACATTGAGGAGAACGCGATGCTGCGCGGGATCATCACGGTCAGCTTCCCGACCATGACCGGCGTGGTGTAGCCGCACATTAATTTGACCGTCTCGTGCAGAGCCTCGGCGGTCGGGCAGCACTCGGTGCTTTTCACGACCTCATGGAGGAAGGCCCACCAGAACCGCAGCCTGCTCGGCACTCTCCCGGTGCGCACGTCTATGCGGACGCGCTCACCTTCCTTGATTTCGGCTATGCGCTCTCTGTCGGCTGCCATCTCGCCAACTAAATTCGAACCATACCTGACGCAATAAATCGAAGGCGATTCTCCGGTTTTCTTCGACATCAGCGGACCTCCGGCGAAAATGGAATGTCATCGTCGAAGTTGGCTGGCTGGTTGCCGTAGCTGTCACGCTGGTCAGTTTCCCGACGCTCACCGCCGCCCTGGATGGTGATATCGCTTGCACGGCAGGTGAAATAAGTCTTTGCCTCGTGCTGACGGCTTCCGAACTCACCGGCTACCGTGACGCGGGTTCCCTTCTTGAGATGGGGCTCGAGAGATTGACCGCGCTTGCCCCACATGTTCACGTCGAACCACATGGTGCTCTTGTTTTCGCCGTATCCGTCGTCAACAGCGACCGAGAAGCCGAGAACCGGCTCCCCGCCTTGTGTGCGCCTCAGAACAGCGTCCTTGCCGATTGTGCCTGCGAGAGTGATGACCTTCATGTTCTTCCCCTGTTAGGCGTTGAGCGGGTGTTGGGAGGCTTCTGCGTCGGTCATGCCGCCATCCGTCCCGAATTTCCGAAGATCAACGCGCTTGGCGTCGAACTTCTCCTTGGCGATGACCTTGTAGTCACGCGACCAGCCGTCACGGGTGGAAATGGACTGCCAGATATCGGCGCAGCGCTTCACGTCGGCCTCGGAGTGGCAATCGAGCAGATCCTTGTCGATCTCGGCCAACTGGCGCTTTTGCTCTGCTGAACTGATGGGCTTGGGTTCGTCGGACTTCGCCTTTTTGCCTTCCTCGGCAAACTCCTGGCGCACGGTGTTGACGTACTTGTTGTCGTCGAACATGCCCATATGCACATCAGCGCCGACGCCAATCAGCTTGAGAGCATTGGTGACAGCATCGGTGAACGCCTTCTTGAAGGCCTCGTCGTCCGTGCTAAGGCCATACTTGTTCTTCCCAGCAACCTTGTCGCCGCCGACGCCGAAAACGCGCTGCTCGGGCTTCTCGTGCCAAATGGACACGGTGCAATAAACGAGGATCTCCTCGCCAGCCGGAACGACTTGGAACGACGGTTCGCCAATACCCCAACCAATCCCGCAGGGGCCAAATTCTTCCGTCATGCGGCGGTAGGAGAACATCGGCTTGATGGCCGTACCCTTGAAGCCACCAGCGCGGCTGAATTCCTTCGTGTGGGCTGGATCGGTCTTGCCGAGTTTGTCCCAAAGAGCTGTCTTGTCGGTCATCACTTCACCCTTACTGTTAGGCCAACGTCGCCCATGACGAGCTGTGCGCCGGGGATTGCGTTCCCGCTTTCGAGAGCGGTCTTGATTTCTGCTGTGAGAGCCTTGCGCTCGGTCTTGAAGAAGCCTTGGGGCAGGGCGTCGAGATCGGTCACGTCAACGGACACGCGCGGTTTGGTGATCGACAGCGTGGCCTCTGGAAGCGTGATCTTCTCCTGCTGCGCTGCTTCCATGAGCTGCAGAATGATCTTCTTCACACCGGCAGACTTGCGCTCGAAACGCTTGCGGCGCTCCTGCATGTCGCCTTCACGTTCCTTGATGGCGGAGGCCATGGTTTCGGCCTCACGGCGCTCTCCGAGGAGCTTTTCGAGGACGCGATGAAGATCGGTCTCGCCCTCAAGGCTATCGGCCAGCAGCGTCGCGTCTTCCTCAAGCTCTGGATAGGCGACGATCAGCGCCAGGATCTGTGTGCGGACGTTCTGAGCGTCCTTGAAGACGAACGAGCCCATCACGCGGCCTCCTGCTCACGGTCGGCGCGGCGCGCTTCCCACTCTTCGGCAAAGTCCGCTTCACGCTCGTAGAAGTCGGCATGATCTTCGCGGCTCTGGGCGCACTTCAGGAGATACGACTTGCGCGGCTCCTTCTCGGTGACGGCTTCGACGCGGTATTCTGCAGCCATGACACGGGCGACGGCGGCGTATGCTCTGTAGTCACTTGGAGGCAACATGTTCTTGCTCCTGTCGATCGAGTTGTTGACGGTGAAAGCCCTTGTCGGCCTCGTTCAGCGCCCAGTAGGCGACCAGCGTCACGACTACGGCTGATGTGAAGATCCGGATGAAATCACCACGGCGTGCGGCAATCGTCGGGACCGGCGTCGGCTGCTGCTGGCACGTTCCGGCAGGGCAATCACATTCCCGGTATGTGCGGAGATCACAACGCATCGGCCATCTCCTCGATTTGCGCGTCGATATCTGCCTTGGCCTCATCGAGAGTGCGGGAAAAGCCGTGACGCGGATCGTCTACGTCGATGTCCTTGTGGTTCCACGCGTAGCCGATGCAGTATTCGTGGCGGATGTAGTAGCCGCGATATTCGATGTTATGCATAGCTAGCCTCTTTCGTGTTCAGATGATCCACAACCTCCTGCCATCCTTCTCGGTCGGCTTCGTCCTTGGCTTTCGCTAGGTGCTCTTCGGCGTGGCGGAGGAGTTGGGACTTCATGGTGAAGTCTTCGGGCTCATCGTCCATCACGGCCTCCTATTCCGCAGCGTGAAGGTATTCGAGGCGAGCCTCGGCGTTGTGGACAGTGAAGCGGGAGGAAGCGTCTTGGCTCCAGCAAGCCCAAGAAATGCTATTGCGGACGTAGGCCGGGAACAGGCGCTCGTCGTCGAGGCCGAATTCCTCGTTGTTAGCTCGGTAGAGCCAGTGACTGGCAACTTCCTCGGTGATGTCTTCGGAAACCATCGTCTCGGGCGTCAGGCGGAAAATCCGCTGCACCTGATCACCAAACTCGTCGATGATGTGCTCGACCTTGTAGGAGCGTCCGTGGAACGGGCTTTCGCCAAAGAACGGCTTGCCGTCAGCGAATTGCTCAAGCGTGATGTAGGTTTCGGTTGCTTCGATGATGTGCTTGCGCATTGCCGTGCTCTCACCCTCTGTTCGATGCCGATCGACGTTTCTCTGAGCCCTGGGGCTAGTCAGTCGTTGATTGGCTGGTGAGTACAGTTGTAACAGTTTATGCGACAGTGTCAACTGTGTGTAACATGTAATGACGCAAAATATTTGACATTGCTGCGCGCATGTAGCAAAAAGAAAGCGCCGGCGGGATGATCCGACCGGCGCTCAAAGCAGCGTTATTGATACAATCGACTTAACACATCACAACAATTGATGGAAGTCGAAAGCTGCCGAGAGGTGCTGAAAAGCGCAAAATCTTGGGTCTGCTCGGAGGTTCCCGCCAAGATGATGTGCTTAGAGGTTCAAAGGCAGCGGTTTTTCAAGGGCATTGTCCCGCGCCGCCGATCATTCCGGTAAATCAATCCCAACGCGGTACTGGCGCCAGTCTCACCAGGCGGAATCGAACGGGGTTGATGGCCCGCCGGATCAACGAGTTTGCAGCTCGCCGGGAAACTGAAGCAGCTTATACCGAGTGCCGAAGAAAAGGCGCTTGCTCGTATCGGGGATAAATGAGCCTGACCAGCTCGATAAAAAGCCTTCCCCCGGTGTTAGACCCAGTAGCGGCTGGGAAATCAAACCGAGCTTCAGATTAGGTTGGTTCCACGGATGCTAGGTGCTGGTTAGTCAGCACAAGGTTGGATGTCTCTGTGTTAGAGACCATCCTAATGCCTAGGTTATACCTAAAGACCAGACGCAGCTTCGATCTTCTCGATAATCGACCGCCAAAATTGAGCCTGATCGTCGATCGGCGCCATCCTCACCAAATCAGCGATATCTCGAATGTATTCATCGACGATGGCTTCGGGCGGGTAGGTTCGCTCTAGGAGCGTCAGCAGCTCGGCGTTGACCGATCGATCATTCTTCTCTGCAACCAGACGGATTCTTTCCTTGAGCCCATCCGGTAAACGGATGATGATCTTGTCCAGAGATCGGCTAGGGCTTTGATCAGTCATGCGAAATGCATAGCGGTTGCAATTAACCAAATAAATATTGGCCACTGGCCATACGCTTGAACTACTGGAACCGGGGGCGCTGGTTTATTACGATAGGTTGAGCAGTCCAAAGGGAGGAGAAGACCGCCGGGGAAAAGAGGAGAGGGCGAGGCCCGTTAGAATATTGGCCTTGTTTTCAAATGGGATAACGCAATTAAGAATGGAATTTTCAACATGCGAATGCAGACTACTATTGTTGTGCGTGTTTCTGCAATTCCCAATTGTGAGAATCAGAAGACATGCTGTCGGTTGGTCTCCCCTCTTGTTATGGGGGGTGCAAAATGAATTTAGATGGTAGGGCGACTTCGGTCGCGGTTTTGAACGACAGGTTCCGTGTTCACCCAGTTTTCGGGGACGTGATGGAGCCAGCACTTCGTGGGGGGCGAGACTACGTGCTCACCGCTCCGGTAACGTCATATGAAGGCGAGGGCGTGTACCTCGTCGATGCGGGGCTCGGAATTGAACTATTTCGGGTCACTAATGTTCTCGGCCCAGATGGCGGATTGCTGCTCTCGCGAGAGAACACCATCTACCGATCCCATCGCATGACGCGGGAAGAGTTCGACGACGTTGTGGTCGGCAAGGTTGTCGCGGATATCCGCATCAGAGACGAGCGTCGGTTCATAGCCTACGGATGAAGCCTAGGGCGGTCATGCCGCCCTTTTCGGTTAGATCGTAAAGCGGCCGATATAGCGGCCCACGATCTGGATCTCATCGAGATTTAACTCGCGCGTCGTGTGTCGCGGGTTGTCAGAAGAGATCTGAACCGTAATCCTCTCGTCGCCAGGGCGAGACGTGACCTCAAGCCTCTTCACGACCACACCGCCGAATTCATCAGCCAGCGCATAGATGCCAGGAGGCGAGGGAACGCGGTGACGGGTATCGACAAATACCACATCCCCATCTTCGATCGTTGGAGTCATGGAATCGCCCCGTGAAGGAAAAGCCGCGACGTGCTGAGGGCGAACGCCCATGCGGCCTAGCATCCACTCAGGAAGGCGCCAGTGATCGCGGACAGCCTCCTGCGCAAACGAGATGCCATTGCGACTGGACACTTCCAGAGCCGCAAATCCACCGCCGCCAAGACCGGCAATCAAATCGATCTCTGGGATATCCTTGGCAGTGGTTTCCGGCTTTGAATCTTCATGGCGATCCTCATGGGTATCCGGGTCGAATGACGTCAAAAGGGATGCATCGACTTTCGGAGGCCGGTTGAGCATCAGCGCCTCTACGGTCGTCCCAAGGATCGGGGCCATCTTCTCGGCGCGATCTCTCTTGAGCTGATCATGATCATTAGCAAGCCGGTTGATAGTCGCACGCGAAACATCCAATGCTTCAGCGAGCGCTTCTTGTGAGCCAATTTTTGATGCTTTGAGAAAAGGATCGAGCCAATTTTTCGACATGACGATTTTATCCGTCATCTCTGGCAAACGATCTATGCCATAAAATGCTACACACCCGTTGACATTGCGTTAAGAGTGTAGCAATAATTGCGACATGACCCTTGAAGATTATATCCACGAGCACACCACTGTAACAGCTTTTGCGGCATTGCTGGGCAAGAGCCGGGCACAAGTGCACCGGTATATGCGCGGTGAGAATCTCAGCAAGAGCGTCATCGAGGAAATCTGCCGCGCAACTGGCGGGGCAGTGCAGCCGAAGTCGTTTTTCCAAACAGAGAACGCAGCATGACCTCAGTTCGCTTGAGATTTATCGACGGGCTTCGTCGCTTCTTTGATCATGTTGTCAAGAGCCGTGCGCAGTCCTTGGGCGGTAACAATATCCAGCCTCAGTCTGGCGCAGACTTCTACAACAGGGGCGTTGCCAAACTCAGCAATGAGGGAGCCGAGAGACAGGTAAACAACGCCATTCAAATGGCGAACCTCTGTCAGGATGTTAACAAAGTTGACCCCTCCGGACTTGTCAATGATCTCAGCTTTTTCGTCGCCCAGAGTAAGCGTCTTACCGCTGCGAATAACTACGTCGTTCATCAAAGCCCCCAAAGTAAGAATCATCCTGATCTGGAGAGATTGAATGCTCGCAACGCGGGAGTCGAGTCATGACCTCCTCCCGATCATTTGCAACACCTTCCACCCACAGAGAGGGCATGAAATGAAAATCGCACTAGCACTTTCATCACTTCTCATAGCTTCCCCTGCAATGGCTGAAGGAAGCCTACGGACTGCTGCTCTCACTGCAGTTGGCATCGAGGTATGTGGAGCGCAGGTACAGAAGGGCGTCCTTACTGAACTGGTCGTTCGCGGCGCAGAGGAAACCGGCATCCCGGCAGAAACAGCGGCATACATCGCCCTCGGCATGAAGCTGGCATACACGGACATCATCGCGCGCACCAACACTGCTGCTGAGTTTTGCGCTGGTTCCAAGACGGCGAGGATTGGGCAGTGATCAGGCTACTTGCATATCGAATATCAAACATCGTTGATCTCGTCGGCATGTGGCTCATTGGCTACTGCGCGGCATCTGGCCGTCCACTGACGGTTCTCGCGATCTTCGCAATCGGCCTGCCGCTTTCGGTCATCGTCGAGGAAATCGAGCGTAGGAGACAAGCATGAGCAACGACGCATTCATGATCCTCCTCGCTGTCGGCGTCCCTGCCGTGGCTATCACCGGCCTAGCTCTGGCGATCTGCAAGAAGTCGGGACAGTGCGCTCGGCAAGAGGAAAAGGTTCTGACAGCGGCGTGCATCAAGGCGGTGGAGCGCGAGCTTGTCGACCAGTACTGCGCCGCAGAGGGCGCGACCATCCGTTTCAAACCTGAGACTCAGTCTTCCTCCCGGCTTTGAGGTCTCGGTAGCTGGTGCCGGTCGTACTCCTCTCGGATCGGCACCAGCGACATTCTCGGCAGCGTCCAAGCTGCCATCAATCGAACGGCGATCGAGCCAATGGGTACGAATGAACTTTCCCCATCTGGCTCGACCGCATCAACCGAAGCAACAGGCGGCGGAGCGCTTCGGTAGACTTGAATTACTGGCTTTCCGGTTCCCCGGCGGGCCTCGTGAGACGAAGGGCTAGAGGCCCCGGCAAGGGTCGGTCCTTCGTCTCCAATGTGAATGTGCTTCGACATCTGTGTGGGCTCCTTAAGCACGAGCAACCTCGCACGGAGACGAATGCAGGATGTGCAAAGAAACAAAGCATTTGGAGCAAGAAATGAGTTCCGCGGTAAAAACCCAGAGCTACATTTGCCGGATGGTCGAGAAAGAGACCAAGGGCTGGGGCGACACTTTGCCCGCTCTAGAGCGGCTGGCCAACCGGTACGCGATTCCCTTTTGGACAATGAATAACATAAGAATTGGCCGCGCGAAGACCGTCGAGGGCGGGATTATGCGTAGGGTCAAACTGGCTTACCTCGACATGTGCGAGCGCCAGCTCAAGAACCTCCAACACGAGCTCGAATTAGAAGGAGGAGACACAGCAGATGATTTGGATGCGGATCTGCTGGCTGAGGTTCAAAGCCTCGCTGCGAAAGTTACTCAAGCGAAAAAGGGAATAAGGGCATGAGCAACCTGATTTCGATTGAGGAGTTGCGTGAAAACTATCTCTACGACCCGAAATCAGGGATCGTTTACTCGAAGAAGAACAATCGGGGAGGGGATATTTCCCCTCCCAAGCCGGCCGGCACACTTTGGTCGCACGGATACCTCGTCATTAGAAAATCGGGGAAGGCATACCCCGCGCACAGGGTAGCGTGGGCGTTATTCCACGGAAAATGGCCAAGCCAGAATATCGACCACATCAACGGGGTTAGAGACGACAACAGGATCGAAAACCTTCGAGACGTCTCGTTCTCCGATAATTCTAAAAACATGCGCCTCTTGTCACGCAACAAAACCGGCGTGCCTGGGGTTTCCTGGTCGGCTTCCAAGCAAAAGTGGATAGCCCAGATCACTCACCGCCGGAAACAGATTCACCTGGGTACGTATTCCTCATTCGAAGAGGCCGTCTCAGCTAGAAAAACCGCAGAGATTTCGTGGGGATTCCACGAGAACCACGGACAGCGATCCCGGCCAACATACCACAACTACAACTGACATTCCCCCGGTGGCCCATACCTCCGGTCACCGCAACTGCCGCGCAAATGCGGGATCTTCTCAACGAGGCGGATATGACGAAGCTCAAGGTTCTCGATCTCTTCAGCGGCATAGGCGGCTTCTCGCTGGGCCTGGAGCGTACGGGCGGCTTCGAAACGGTCGCCTTCTGTGAAATCGAGGAATTCCCTCGTCGAGTGCTCAAGAAACACTGGCCAGAGGTGCCCTGCTACCATGACGTACGAGAACTCACAGCAGACGTTCTTCGACGAGACGGAATTTCCGTTGATGTCATCTGCGGAGGCTTCCCCTGCCAGGATATCTCAAGCGCAGGGAAAATGGCAGGTATTGACGGAGAGCGAAGCGGTCTATGGGGCCAAATCGTCCGCCTTTGTGGCGAGCTTCAGCCAGGTTACGTCATTGTGGAGAACGTCTCAAACCTCCTTACAGGAGGGAAGGGAAGCTGGTTCGCAAGAGTTCTCAGTGACCTGGCCACGATCGGGTACGATGCGACATGGCACTGTATCCCAGCTTCCCACCTTGGCGCACTCCATCAACGAGACCGTGTCTGGATCGTCGCTTATCCCAACTCCGACAGCCTGCGACTACAAGGGTTCCGGCGTCCCAAGGATCGGCCGTGGACCGAAGAACAATTTGCGGGATTGGTTCAAGTGGCACTTCAGGCTGCAGTACCCACCCGTAATGGCGGTGGAATACATGATGGGGTTTCCAATCGGGCACACAGACTTAGAGCCCTAGGAAATTCGATCGTTCCCCAGATCCCCGAACTTATCGGCCACGCCATCCTCCAAGCAGAGAGGGCCGCAGCATGACACAGAAGCTCCTCGACCTCTTCCGCGCTCCCCACAACATGGACACTGCCCAGATCGCCGCACACCTCGGCGGCGAGGCTGCCGGATGGACAGAGGGCCGCGTCTACAACGTCATCAACGCCGAACGCCGAGAAGAACGCGCCGTCCCGGTCACATGGAAAGACGTTGAGCCGAAAGAGCGAAAGCACGCTCCCACGGCCAAGCTCCGCAAGCTCGTCCCGTTCGCTGGCTATGACGGCAAGGAGGAACGGATCTGATGACGCGCTTAGAACTTCCCTTTCCCTTGCCCGTCTCGGCCTGCTTCGAAAACGTCCCAAAGGTCGGCCGTCGCGCCACAGCTCGTTACCGTGAATGGACCAACGAAGCCTTGTGGATGATCCACAGCCAGAAGCCACAGAAGTTCGCAGGTGAGGTTTCTATCTCCATCGGCCTCGTAGCCCCAGACAAGCGCGCTCGTGACGCTGACAACGCCTTGAAGGGCTGCCTCGACGTTCTCGTCAAGTCCGGCGTCATCCGTGACGACTCCAACCGGTATGTGCGCCGCCTGACGGTTCAGTGGGTGGCATCTGGCGCTCCCTGTACCGTGCTCATCTCTGAATATGAGGATCAAGCAGCATGACAACGTTCGCAGAATTCTATCAGCAGTTCCCACGAAAAAAGGCCCGTGGCGATGCCCAGAAGGCTTGGGATCAGGCCCTGAAGAAGGGCTATAGCGCCGACGAGATCATGGCGGGCCTGATGCGCAACCTTGCTGATCTCCAGCGCCGTGAGCCTCAGTTTGTGCCGTATCCGGCAACCTGGCTTCGCGCTGAGGGCTTCTTCGACGAGCCCGACCCCATCCGCAGCAACACTGGCAGAAGGACGATAGCCGATGCCGCAAGGGACTTCCTCAGCAACGATTATCGCGGCGATGCTTTCGGGGTTCCCAGCATCGGCCGCCATTGATCCTGACATGGCAATCCGAGCCTACCTCATGGCCGTTGAAGGCATAGCGCAGGAGGCAATAGCCCGAGCAGCGCGTCTCTTCATCACAGGACAGGTGAAGGACCAGAACCGGGATTTCGCCCCGTCCTGCGCCGCCTTTGCCGAACAATGCCGGTATCAGCAAGCATCGATCGACGCAGAGCGCCGGCCACGCATCGAGGCCAAGCCCAAGGTCGAAGGCCCGAGAGTGGCTGAATGGAAGCTGGATCTGCTCAACGCCGCTCTCAAGGGCGACAACAAAGCCCGCGCCAAGCTTCGAACCATGTTCCCTCAAATTGACATCCCAGACGCGCCAGAACCGCAGGAGGCAGCAGAATGAACGCCCGCCCAGACATCAACATGAATACAGCCGCCAAGGCGAAGGGCCGGTATTTTAAGCCAAATGTGACGCCGCACGCTGATATAGACGTCGAGAAGGCAGCAAAGCTGTGGAGCGAAGGCAAGTCGATGGACCAGATCGCCATGCTTCTCCGCACCAACAAATATTCCGTCCGCACTCTAACGTTGAAGAACAGAGATCTTTTCCCAAAGAGGCAAAGAGCGGAATCGGATTGGACGGACGCCAAGATCAAAGAAGCTGCCAGGATGTGGGCGGATGGCATGTCGCCAGCAGAGATTGGAAAGAAATTCCATAGCACCAAGGGCGGCATTATCGGGCTTGCATATCGCAATCGCGATCTGTTCCCGGCTCGCGGAACTGGCCGGAAGACCGCCGAAGGGAAACCGAGACGATCAGTTACGATCATCCCGAAGGCGAAACAGAAGAGGATGGTTGAGCCTGACTTCGGCCCCGCAGAGCCGCAAATCCCGGCGACGGAATACGACCTCATGCGCCTCCCGCACGCAAAGTCGCTCATCGATCTTGAGCCGTGCGAATGCAAGTGGCCCCTCACATCAGGTGGTCCCTTCATGTTCTGCGCTGAGACGACGGAAAGTCGCGCATCCTACTGCACCAACCATCTGGAGCGGTCTTTGCCTCGGCCAGAACATCGACGACTGAAAGCAGCGGCATAACGAGGAACAGGCGGCATGAAGATCAAGGCGGCGAAATGGTATGCAATCCGGCTCAAGCCGAGCGCGCAACGTCCAGCGAAACAGGACCCGCGCATCACCAACATAGAGTTCTCCCTACGGCAGGAGGGCTTTGAGCATTACATGCCTCTGGAGCGGCGGGAAATAGTGCACCACCGCACAAAGAAGCCGATCGACAAGCAGTACCCGCTCATCCCAGGCTATGCCTTCGTATGCGAGCCCCACGACTGGCTGAGGCTCGCCAAGTGCGATTTCGTCGCTGGCGTGCTCGGAGTGAGGGGAACGCCCATTCCTCTGATCCCTACCGTCATCGACGCCGTTCGTGATGCCGAGGCTGTCATCCTCTCCGAATACGAGAGGCAGAAGGCCATGCGACGCCAGCGCGAGAAGGAGCAGGCAGACCGTCTACAGCACATCCCGCAGCGGCGCGCCCGCCAGATGTACCCCGCAGGAACGCCGATCGTCATCGACCGCACGCACGTACTCCTCGGCGGCATGAAGGGCAGGGTAGTGGACGCAACCGGGCGGCAGACCATCAAGGCAGTGATTGAAACGCTTAACGGCATGGTGAATGCAGAGCTGTCGTTGGCATTTGTGGAGAAGGTGGCGTGATGTTGGCTATCATTTACGCCATGATCGCTTGCGGCGTGGAGAGCGCCACGGGCAGCTTTTGGAAAGCGACTATATGGCCGTATCATGTCGGTGTGGTTATAGGAAAGGCTGTGAATGCCCATAAGTGCGCCTTGAAATCATAACCAAATCAGCATATAAATCGCTCAGTGATTTGATGGGTTGTTCTGCTAGCGGATAATCGCCGGACCCACTGGAGAGCTTCACGGCTCCAGCATCAGCAGAAATTTGCCTGAAACGCACCCGCCACGCCTCTTAACAATGCGCACCCCGGCGGGTTTTCTTTTGGGAACGAGATGCCCGACGAAGACGCATTCTCCCCTCTAGAATCCCACTGCTATCTCCGAGAAGCAACCTACGACGGCATCCAAGGCTTCGCCCTCATGGACTGCGACGGAGAGATGGAGATATTCGCAGAGAACCGCTCCGACGTGTTCTTCTACGCAAGGGAGCATGACCTAACCGTGGTGAGGCTGAATTGACGGTATCAGGACTTTCGTACAGCCTCGGTGCTGCCGCCAAGGAAAAGGCCGAGGGCCAATTGCGTGACTACATGGATCGCCAGGCTAAGGTCGCCGCCGATCGCGCGAAAATCCGGTCTGAGAAGATGAAAGCAGTGTGGGCAAAGAAGAAGGCCGCGCAAGCTTCACGATGACTAGTAAGTTATTGCTTTTCCTAGCAATTCTTTCCCTCTCCTCATGCCAAGCCCCGCAGATATGCAAACACTGCTGGGTGGCTCTGTGATCATCGATCTCAACGCAGAACGCGACAAGCGCAACGCTCCAGACCCACAACACATCCTCACCGACCAATTCGGCATCCCAATGTTCGAATACCTCTGCGACTACAGAATGAACGATTCATCCTGGTCCCTTCGCCTCTGGGCATACTCGATCGAAGACGCAGAAGCAGGGATTGAGGCGATCAGGGGCTCGCTAGGATATCTCGGGCAGGTTTATACGGTCGTTTCGTAGAAAACCATTCCGGCAAGTATCGGATTTTACCGCCTTAGTATCCAAGACGGCGGAATATCATTCTATCGCACCAACCTTTCCAAAGGAGTGCATCAATGAAAACAACTGGATGGCCGTTTTAAAATGGCCGGCAATCAAAACAGCGGTCGCAAGCAAGAGAAGCCATTCAGGGATGCCCTGAGGATCGAGCTTGCAAAACTGCAAGACGACGATCAGCGCGGCCTTCGCAAGATTGCTCGCTCTCTCATCGAGGCAGCAGAAGAAGGCAAGATGGACGCCGTTAGGGAAATCGCCGACAGAATGGACGGCAAGGTTGCCCAAGCGATCATCGGCGATGAGGAAAACCCTGTGAACCTCGTCCACGTCATCAAGCGAGAGATTGTCCGTGCGGGCACTCGCGATACAGACGGCTGAGGTTTTCGAGCCTCTGCTAGAACCGGCCCGCGACAAAGGGGCATGGGGCGGTCGAGGATCGGGAAAGTCTCACTTCTTCGCTGAGCTGTTGGTTGAGGATGCCTTGCGCTTCCCAGGCGATGCGAACGAAGGGATGCGTGCCATTTGTGGCCGCGAGATCCAAAAGAGCCTGAAGGACTCGGCCAAGTTCCTCATCGAGAGCAAGCTGAACAAGTTCGGCCTCGGTGAAGCTGAAGGCTTCAAGGTCTTCATGGACAAGATCGAAACGCCAGGAGACGGCGTGATTATCTTCCAAGGCCTTCAAGATCACACGACGGATTCAATCAAGTCGTTCGAAGGCTTTCACCGGTTCTGGGGCGAAGAAGCGCACGGTATCAGTACTCGATCGGTTGGCCTGATCCGCCCGACAATGCGTTGGGAGAGCAAGCGCCTCGGCCTCGCGTCGGAAATGTGGTGGTCATGGAACCCACTACGCCGCATGGATGCAGTCGATGTCATGCTCCGAGGCGATGGCCTTCCAACTGGCGCTGCTGTCGTTCGGGCGAACTGGTCGGACAATCCGTGGTTCCCGAAGGTTCTTGAGCAAGAGCGTCTGGACTGCCTCTCAAACACGCCTGATCAATACGACCACATATGGGAAGGCGGATACGCAACGGTCTTGAGTGGCGCCTATTACGCTCAAGCGCTTCAGATAGCCAAGGCAGAGGGCCGCATCGGTCGCGTAGCCGCTGACCCGCTCATGACCATCCGGCTCGTCTGCGATATCGGCGGCACTGGCGCACGAGCTGACGCATTCACGATCTGGGCATGCCAATTCATCGGCAAGGAGATCCGGTGGCTCGATTACTACGAGGCGGTTGGACAGCCGCTGGCATCGCATCTCAACTGGTGCAGGTCAAAAGGCTACACGCCGGACAGGGCGCAATTCTGGCTGCCGCACGATGGCTCGACCAACGACAAGGTCTACGACGTTTCCTACGAAAGCGCGCTTCGTGAGGCTGGCTATCGGGTGACGGTCGTTCCCAATCAGGGGAAGGGCGCGGCATCAGCCCGCATCGAGGCAGCAAGACGGCTGTTCCCGAATATGTGGTTCAACGAGGCAACGACCGAAGGCGGTCGCGGTGCTCTCGGCTGGTATCACGAGAAGAAAGACGACGCTCGCGGCATTGGGCTTGGCCCAGAACACGATTGGGCATCACACGGCGCCGACTCCTTCGGGCTTGGCTGTGTCGTCTACGAAGAACCGCATGCACCACGAAAGAAAGACCCGAGGCACGCAGGTGCTGGCGGATGGATGGGGGCTATTGCATGGCTATCAATCGGCGTGAGCAGTTTATCGCTGATGCTCTCTCATCTGCCTCAGATGATTGCATAGTGTGGCCGTTCGCCGTTCGCAAAAGCAGCGGGTATGGCGCTCACTCCATCAGCCTTGGCTCTCGGACAAATAAAAAGAACCTCGACGCCCATCGATATGTCTGCTCCCTCGCTCACGGTGAGCCCGAGACTGGAATGCAAGCAGCTCATCGTTGCGGCAACAAGCTCTGCGTGAACCCATCGCACCTCTATTGGGCTGATGCCAAGACCAACATGGCCGATGCGAAAGCGCACGGCACGCTCGTTGGTGGCGGTATATATCGCCAACGTCTCTTCGAAAAAGAGATCCACGAGATAATCACTTCTCGCGACAGCCTTATCGCCCTCGGGAGACGGTTCGGCATGGAGCCATCCCACATCGGCAAGGTTCGGCGCAAATATTCATCGGTGAATGTGAATGGCTGACGAAAACAAGAGCGCCGACAAAGACGATCTTCTCGCCCAAGGCCGCACTGCGTTCGAGCGTTGCCAGGACGCAGAGTCCGACAACCGCCAAGCCGCGCTTGATGACATCCGGTTCTCTCGCCTCGGTGAGCAGTGGCCTCGCACGATTGAGCAGCAGCGCCGCAATGAGCAGCGCCCATGCCTGACGATCAACAAGATGCCTGCGTTCATCCGTCAGGTCGTCAACGACAGCCGCCAGAACAAGCCATCGATCAAGGTTCACCCTGTCGATAGCAATGCAGACCCGAAGACGGCGGAAGTCATCAACGGGCTGATACGGAACATCGAATACACGTCCAACGCCGATGTGGCCTACGACACAGCGATTGAAGCCAGCGTCTCGGGTGGCTTCGGCTATTGGCGCGTCGGCATGGATTACGCCTACGAAGACACGTTCGAGATGGATCTGTCCATTGAACGTGTGGCTAACCAGTTCTCGGTCTATGGCGACCCTGACAGCATGTGCGCCGATTCCTCGGATTGGAATGTGGCGTTTGTCGTCGAGCCGATGCGCAAGGCTGAGTTCAAGGCCAAGTACGGCAGCAAGAAGAACGCGGACGGTGATGCTGTCGATACCGACTTCGAAAGCGATGCATGGGCCAATGCCGGCGTCTGGATCGAAGACGAAACCGTCATGGTTGCCGAATGGTGGAAGCGCGAGCCGATCGAGAAGGAGATCGTCAAGCTTTCGAATGGCCATGTCTATTCTGCCGAGGATCTGGCGCAGGACATGGACCTGCAAGCCCTGATCGAGGCTGGAACGCTTCAGGTAGTCGGCACGCGCAAGACGCGCTCGCACAAAGTGACGCAGATCATCATGAGCGGCGCCGATGTGCTGGAGAAGAACGATTGGCCTGGTTGTTACATCCCGATCATACCGGTTTACGGCGATGAGATCGTTGTGGAAGGCAAGCGCTATTTCCAGAGCCTGATCCACAGCGCCAAAGATGCGCAGCGCATGTTCAACTACTGGCGCACGACCTCGACCGAGCTTGTGGCTCTCGCGCCTCGTGTGCCGTGGATTGGCCGCAAGGGAACGTTCGACAGCGATGTGGATCGGTGGGCAACGGCGAATACGACCAGTCATTCGTTCCTTGAGTTCGATACTGAGCAGCCTATTCGCCAGCCTCTCGACGTTGGTCCGGCTGCAGGAGCCCTGCAAGAGGCACTGAACGCCTCCGACGACATGAAGGCCATCATCGGCATTTATGACGCTTCCCTTGGAGCTCGGTCGAACGAGACATCGGGCAAGGCCATCATGGCCCGCCAGCGGGAAGGGGACGTGGCAACGTTCCACTTCATCGACAACCTTGCCCGCGCGATCCGTCATACCGGCCGCATCCTGATTGACCTCATCCCCAAGGTCTACAGCGACGAGCGCGTTATCCGTGTCCTCGGTGAGGATGGCTCTCCTCGCTCTGTGCAGGTCAATAGCGGGCAACCGCAGCCTGTTGTCGGCAACGACGGCAAGCCGCAGGTGGACGAGTACGGCGAAGCTATCATGGCGATGCATGACCTCACGGTCGGCAAGTATGATCTGACGGTGACGACCGGCCCGAGCTTCACGACACGCCGCGAAGAAGCAGCCATGCAGATGACAGAGTTCGTGCGTGCCTTCCCGGCTGCCGCTCCTGTCATTGGCGACCTTCTGGCGCAAAACCTCGATTGGCCTGGAGCCGACGAGATTGCCGAGCGCCTGAAGTCGATCAACCCAGCACTGCAGAACAAGGGCATTCCGCCTGAAGTCCAGCAGATGATCCAGCAGGGGCAGCAGGCCATTCAGGAGCTTACGCAGAAGGTTCAAGCTCTCGAGGCCGACAAGTCCATTGATCAGTTCAACGCCGAAACGAACCGCATGAAGGTCGTAGGCGACATCCAGAACGATCAAGCCAAGACAGCAGTTTCCGCAGCCGGTCAGCTCGCATCGCTCGACCGTCCTGCACCTCAACCCGCGCGCCAAGGGTAAGCGGCGCTCTTTCCTCCCACCAACCCGAAACGGAGTGGACCTCAATGCAAGAGGCTTTAACGGCTGTTGCCGATGCACAGGCTATGCCTGCAGGCGGAGAGCAGCAGCAGAATGCAGCGAATGCCGGCGAAGTCGAACAGACCGAACTGGAGAATGACAACGAGGTCGTAGACGGCGAAGAGGGTGAAGGGGAAGGCGAACAGCCGGAACCAGAGCTTGCCGACGTTGAATACGAAGGAAAGGCCTACAAGCTGCCTCCGGAGCTGAAAGACGCTCTCCTCCGGACTGCAGACTATACCCGCAAGACCCAGGAAGTCGCGGAACAGCGCAAGACGGTCGAAGCCAAAATGGCCGAGGCCCAAGCGGCATACCAGACCTCGCAGGAGGTCATCGAGGCTCGAGCAGTCGCGCATCACATCGATTCGCAGCTTAAGCAGTACGAGAACGTCAACTGGCAATCTCTTGAGAACGAAGACCCCATGGCGGCTATGTCGCACTGGCGTCAGTTCCAGCAGCTCCAGCAACAGCGCGGTCAGGTCGCTCAATACCTCGACAAGACGCAGAACGAATTGTCCGAAAAGGCCGCCCAGGAAACTGACAAGCGCCTACGGGAAACAAGAGCGTTTGCGGAGAAGGAACTCAAGGGCTGGTCGCCCGAACTGGATAACAAGATCACGGAATTTGCGATCAAGGATCTCGGCTTCACAGTCGATTCCCTGCGCGGTGCCTATTCACCGCAGGTCTACAAGACCCTCTATCTTGCCCATCTCGGCCACATTGCCCTCCAGAAGCAAACAGCCGCCCCCAAGCCCAGCGCCCCGGCAGCCCAACCCCTCACGAAGGTTACTACGCGAGCAAACCCGCCTCCCTCGGGACTCGATGACCGTCTTTCCGGTGATGAGTGGCTGAAGCGCCGCCAAGCGCAACTGGCGAAAAAGGGCTGATCCCGAAACCGCTATTCCTCCATCAACGCGTAGTTACCAAACGAGATAGAAAGGCAACGTTTCCGCAGGGTGTGCGGCTTTTCATTCAGCGCCCTGCCAGCTTCCGAGAACGACCGGTAGATGACGCCATCAATTATGCAGCCGCGAGCATTTGGGCTGTTTTGGCGCATCTTTCCAATGGCTTCATCAGAGCACTTGTATCCAAAGGGACGAGGTGGCGGCTTAGAGCCGAGCCTGAGCGACGCTTCGCGCTGCTTTTGCTTGGTCTCCTCCGGCAGCTTTGACCCAAGGCGTAGCTCTCTAAGCCGTCGCTTCCCCTCTTCCGACATCACATGGCCGCGAGAAATACCTTCATGACGCTCAGCCATGTGCGTCTTTGGAGAAACCCACTCCAGGTTTTCTGCCCGATTGTCGGTTTTGTCGCCGTTTATATGGTGGACATGGCGTGCATCCTCTGGCTGGTCCACCCAGCAGGAGGCGACCACGCGGTGAGCCAATCTTTGGCGACCTAGGGATAAATATCCGTCTTGCCTAGGCAGAGGATCGCATGGGCTCAAGGTCTTTATCTTGAGAAAGCGACCGCAAGCCGACGCTGCATAGATGTGGTCGTAAACTCGGTAGCTGATCCCATCGTGGATGATAACAGTTCGCAAACCAATCTCCTTTGGTAACTACGCTTGGTGTTAGGAAGTAGCACACTTTGCAAAGGAAACGCAAGTGTCGAATTCTATATTGACCCCTACCGCGGTGACGCGTGAAGCGCTCCGCATCCTTCATCAGAAGCTGAACTTCGTCGGTTCTATCAACCGTCAGTACGACGACAGCTTCGCCAAGTCCGGCGCCAAGATCGGTGACACCCTGAAGATCCGCCTTCCGAACCAGTACACGGTTCGTACCGGCAAGACGATCTCCACTCAGGACGTTGCAGAAGATAGCGTCTCGCTGCAGGTCGCCACCCAGAAGGGTGTCGACGTCAACTTCTCGTCTGCGGAACTCACGCTTTCGCTCGACGACTTCTCCAAGCGCATCCTCGATCCTGCAATGGCGGTTCTCGCTGCCAACATCGAGGCCGATGCCATGAGCATGTACAAGGATGTCTACAACGCGATTTGGACCTCTGGTTCCGCCATCGTGTACAACAACATCCTGTCCGGCCGCGTTCTGATGAACAACGCCCTGGCGCCCCTGCCGAGCCGCACTGCAAACCTGAACTCTCAGGACATGGCAGACCTCATCAAGGACACCAAGACCCTGTTCAACGATCAGGCTCAGTTGTCCAAGCAGTACCGTGAGGGCTACATGGGCCGCGCTGCCGGCTTTGACTTCGTGGAAAACACCCTCTGGCCCGGTAACACCCGCGGCGCAGAAGATGCCAACTACGTTGTCAACACATCGACGGGCATCACCTCCGGTTCGGCTACCGTTGCCGTTACTGGCGGCACGGGCGCGATGGTCAAGGGTGACGTGTTCACTATCGTCGGCGTCAACTCGGTCCATCCGGAAACGAAGGTTGATACCGGCGTTCTCCAGCAGTTCGTCGTAACGGCGGCAAACGCTGGCGGTGCTGGCAACATCACTGTGTCCCCGACCCCGATCACCTCTGGCGCCAAGCAGAACGTCGTCATCAACTCGGCTGGTTCGGGCAAGGCCATGGTCTTCGCCGGCACTGCGTCGGGCTTCGACAGCACGTCGCTGCTTTACCAGGAAGACGCCTTCACCTTCGCAACGGCCGATCTCGTCATGCCGAATGGCGTCGATTTCGCTCGCCGCGAAGTTCAGGACGGCATCTCCCTGCGTATCGTCCGCCAGTACGACATCAACAACGACAACCTCCCTTGCCGTATCGATGTCCTCTACGGCTACAAGACCCTTCGCCCGCAGTTGGCGACCCGTCTCCACTTCAACTGATGAGGCTCTAAGAAAGGAGCATGGACATGGCAGTTGAATTCCTCGGCGCCGGTTCCCCTGATGGAACGAACCTTGGCCGCAATACCACGACCGACAAAATCGGTTTCTATGGCACTACCCCCGTTGTTCAGCGGGCATCCTCTGCGCAGGCATCCAGCCTGATTGCTGCAACCACGTCGCTCACGGCGAACATGGCTGCCGCCATTCAGGAAATCATGGCGACCATGACGGCGCTCGGCCTGTGGAAGGGAAGTGCATAATCATGAAGGTAGTCATCGGGGTCCCGACCCTAACGCGACCCCATGACGCCCTTCTGAAGGCAATCGAAGAAGCAGTCCCGGCGCTTGATCGTGCCGGGATCGCACACAGCCTAGTCGCTGAGATTGGCTGTCCTTACATCAGCAGCGCCCGCGCAACCCTTCTGCGCAAGGCGTTCGATGCGGACACAGACGCAATCGTCTTCCTCGACCACGACGTTTCATTCCGCCCTGAAGATCTCGTGACGCTGGTCGAGGCAGAAGGCGACGTTGTTGCCGGAACGTACCGCTTCAAGAAAGCGGAAGAAGAATACATGGGAGCGCTGGTAGACGTAGAGGATCACCGCCCGATCGTCCGTGAAGACGGATGCATCAAGGCGGATCGCGTCCCGGCTGGCTTCCTGAAGATTACCCGCGCTGCGGTCGATAGGTTCAAGCAATCTTTCCCGCATCTCGTGTTCAAGGATCGCGACGGCTTCGAAGCGGTCGACCTGTTCAACCATGGAGCCCATGACGGGCTTTGGTATGGCGAAGACTACGCCTTCTGCCGCAACTGGGTGTCGATCGGCGGCGAAATCTGGCTCGTTCCAGACCTGAACATCGATCATCACCAAGGCGATACCGCCTATCGCGGGAACTACCACGAATTCCTGCTGCGCCAGCCTGGAGGCTCGAATGAGCATATCTAACTACAGCGAGCTGAAGGCGGCAATCACCGACTGGATGGCGCGCTCAGACCTGACGGGCAACGCTGCTGACTTCATCACGCTTGCAGAGGCGCGCATGAACCGCCTTCTTGGCCCTGTCGGCACGACGGCGCTGCTGACCGGTGTGCAAGGCGCTCAGACGGTCGATATCTCGGCCCTGTCCGTTCAGGAGCCGCAAAACCTCTACGTGACAGAGGGAGAGTCCGAATATTTCGTGGTTCCTCGTGCGCTCGGCACCTATTCCACGACCGCGATCCAAGGCCGGCCGACGATTTGGGCCATTGAAGGCGACACGATCACGTTCGATCGCCCCATGCTTTCTGCCTATCCGCTCCGGTTCGTCTATCTCGGCCGCTTTGCCCTGTCGGATCTGGCACCAACCAATGAATTCCTGACCAACCACCCGGATCTGTATCTGGCAGCCTCGATCGTCTGGGGCTGCGCCTACGTCAAGGATCAGTCGGTAACGCTGTGGAAGCAGATGCTCGACGAGTTCACAGCAGAAGTCGCCAGCGACAACGCCCGCAGGAAACGCTCGCAGCTCACCGTTGATCCTGGCCTCGGGACCATTGGCCGCTATCGCTACAGCAGCTTCACGGATTCGTCTGTATGATCATCCCGCTGCCGAATTTTGAGCCAGACAAGAGCCCGTTCGAAGGCACGAGCAGCGCCAACGTCGTCAATGCTCTCCCAGTCGCCAATGGCTGGGGACCGATGCCTGGGTTGTCGGTCATCACCGGCTCATTGCCAGGGGAATGCCGGGGGGGCGTCTACGTTCGCACGGCTGCAGGCAACTACGTCATCATCGCCGGGACGGCAACACGGCTCTACAAGCTCAACACGACCGATTACACTTGGACGGATATTTCCGGCCCTTCGGCACCCTATAACGTGCCTTTGCAGGATGCTTGGACGTTCACGCGCTTTGGCGACAAGCTGATTGCGCACAACATCACGGATGCGATTCAGGTCTACGACATTGAGGCTGCGGGAAATTTTGCAAACCTCGCCGGCAGTCCTCCGAAGGCGAAATATTCATGGGTAGCGGGTGATTTTCTCGTTCTCGGCTATCTGGAAGGCACCAACGGCCAGAAGACGGTTCGCTGGTCTGGGAACAACGACATCACCTTCTGGACCATAGGGCAGAGAGGCGCTGATTTTCAGGAGTTGCCGGAAGGCGATGAAGTCCAAGGCGGCTTTGCAGAGCAGGGCGGCTTTACGGTCATCCAGCGTGCGGCCATGCAGTTCTTCCCATTCGCGCCGTCGTCGGGCTTTACGTTCACAAGAACCGTGTTGAACCCGAAGCAGGGAACGCTTGCACCTCGCTCGATCGTCTCCATTGGTCCTAGCCGGTTCTTCTATCTCTCCGAAGACGGCTTCTTCGGTGGCGTTGACCGGTCCCCAATTGGCGCAGAGCGTGTGGATCGCTGGTTCCTGTCGCAGGTTGACGCGACATATCTGGGCGACGTGCAAGGCTCGGCAGATCCGTTCGAAAAGATCGTATGGTGGAAGTATCGCGCCCTCAATGGCAATTTCTACCGTCTCGGCTACGACTGGCAGCTTGACCGCTGGTGCACGACCGACATTGCGGTTGGTGAAATGATGGCACTGGCTACCCCTGGCGTGACCTGGGACGGCCTGTCTCTGCTCTATTCGCAGATCGACGATGTAACGGAGCCCTTCGATAGCCGATTGTTTACCGGTGGCCGGCCGACGTTCGCGACGTTCACCACGGACAACAAGCTTGCATGGTTCACCGGCCCGAACCTGCAGGCAACGATTGATACTGCTGACGTGGAGATCGACAGCAATACGCGGACGTTCGTCAACGAGGCGCGAGTTATCACGGACGCGCCTCGCGACCAGTTCACGCTTGCCGATGGAACGAGCGCCTATCACGGCGACAGCACCACATGGTCGAGCGCCAACTCTGCCAATCGGGCAGGGGTCGTTCCTTTCCGGTCTGACGGGCGCTTGCACAAGTTCAGACTGATCATTGCGGAAGGCGCGGTCTGGTCGATCGCGAGTTCGGTCAATGCTCATGGCCTGGGAAGTGGGGAACAGTAATGGCTGTCCTCGGCACATACGTCGGCAATGTTGCAATACCGGTCTCGCTCAATCTGGCCGGAACGTCTCTCACGGACCTGTTCACGGCAAGCGACGATTCGACAACCGCTGCGTCTATTTCGTTTGCGAACGACACGGCTGGCTCTGTCACCTGCTACGTCTATTGGTATCAGGCGAGCACGGCGACGGATTTCATGGTCTGGGTCGGTGCTGTCGCGACAAAGACGACGGTGACAATTTCTGACATCCCTATCCGTATGCGCGACGGGGACAAGATCAAGGTCATCGGGGCGGCGAATGTGCGCGCTACGGCGATCAACATGGCCAACTACGCCCTCAGCCGATGAAGATTGGGATAGCGAATGCCGCCGAGACAGACGCGATCTGGCCTCTGTTCTCCGCACGCCTGCAAGCAGCCTGTGAACGCACTGGGGGAGATATCTCCTCGGGCGAGCTTTGGCAGATGTGCCGGTCTGGGCAAGCCTTCTGCGTGGTCGTCTTCAATGACGAAGGCCCGAAGGCGATCCTGATCATGCAGTTCCAGAAATGGACGGCGAAAACCGTCATGCGCTGCCTCGGGATCGTGGGCGACGGCGTAGACGAATGGCTGCCTGCAGCAAGGGAATTTATCGCGAACATGGCGAGAGAAGGCGGCGCGACCAGCTTCGTAGCCGAAGGACGAGACGGTTGGGCGAAACTGTTCCCCGACGCGAAGAAACTGCGCACCACATTTGAGGTTAGCCTATGACCGGTAGCTCAAAACAGACCACGACGACCACCAACAATGCGCCATGGTCGGGCGCCCAGCCGGCGCTCAACACGGCCCTGAAGGGTGCGCAAGACCTCTATAATAGCGGTGTCGGTGGCGGTGTTTATACCGGTTCCACTGTCGTCCCCTATGACGTTCACACCGGGAACGCCCTCAACCAGTTGTCTGCCAACGCATACGCGAACACAGCCGGCAGGGGGGCAGGGGCCCAGTTCCAGAATATTATCGATGCCGGTGGCTATAACCCTGCTCAATCGGCCGCGCTGAAGAACACGCAGAACGTCGCCAATGCCAACTGGTCGGTCTCTCCAGAGCTTCAGAAGATCATCAACCAGACGAACGCTGACGCGACAACCAACGTCGGCTTGGCCAACTCGGGGGCCGGTCGCTACGGGTCGGGCCTCGGCAGTGGGGCAATCGCTGATGCGGTCAGCAAGAACACGAACAATCTTCTCTATTCGGACCTGAACAACTTCAACGCCCGCAAGGATGCGGCCAATTCCAACCTGTTCAACATGGGCCAGACGGGGATAGGCAATCTCGCCTCGTCTTACCAAAACATGAACGCCCCGCTGACTGATCTTATGAAGGTTGGAGCGACGAGCGAAGACATGGCAACCCGCCAGCTGAATGACAAACTGCGCATCTTCGACGCACAGCAGAATCGGCCCTGGGAGAACTTGGCCCGCCTCAACGCCATCGCGTCGGGCGCCGGTCAGCTTGGCGGAACTAGCACACAGAGCCAGCCAGGGGCCAACCCTTGGTTACAGGCGGCTGGGTATGGATTGACCGGAGCCGGTTTGCTCGGCTCGTTCTTCTGAGGGTAGACAATGGCGATTTTCCCAACTCTCGGCAATCAGACGCTGCCCTCGTGGTTCGCGAACAACGACCAGCCGTTCAACAACTCCAACACCCTCCTTAGCGTTGGTCTCGGCCTTCTCAGCGGCAAGACCGCTCAGGATCAGGTCGGGCAGGCTGCTTCCAATCTCTACAACGCGAGGCAGGACGGTCGCACGTATAACCGCACCCTGCAGTTCCTGAAGCAGAACAACCCCGATCTCGCGCAGGCTGTTGAGGCTGGCGCCCTTGGGCCTGCTGATGCTTATAAGCTCTACCACCAGGATAAGCTTGCCGCTCAGAAGCCAGCACGTAACTTCTCGTTCCAGACCCTTTCTGATGGCACCTACGGCACGTTCGACCCTGAGAGCGGGTCATTCAGCGCCATGGGCAAGGTCGAAAAGGCGGGGGGCATGGACGACTACTCCAATCGCGCCAACGCAGCCAATAGCCTCGGGCTTGCTAAAGATGACCCGCGCTATCAAGCGTTCGTTCTCACCGGCAAAATGCCGCGCGAAGACGCTCAGCCGCTCACGACGACCGATAAGAAGGCAATTCTTGAGGCTGACGACGCGATTTCGACCAACAAGTCGGCGATCGGGCTCCTCGATCAGGCAATGTCGATCAACGACAAGGCCAATTCTGGCTGGTTCACCGGTACGCGCGCCACTCTCGGCAACAATCTGCCTGACTGGGCGGTCCCCGACGCTCTTTCCTCGCCGGAAAGCTCCGCAGCCACCACGGAATACGACAATCTTGTCCAGCAAGGCGCTCTTAGCCAGTTGAAGACCATATTCGGCGGCAACCCGACTGAAGGCGAACGCGCTATCCTGCTCGAACTACAGGCTTCATCGTCCAAGCCCCCGGAAATCCGCAAGAAGATCCTGCAGCGGGCCAAGGAGCTTGCAAACAACCGCCTAGCGCTCAACCAGCAGCGCGCCGATCAGCTTCGCGGCGGTGACTTCTACAAGCCACAAGGCGGCATGAGCGCTCCGTCCGGCCCAGGCCCTCGTAAAACCTCCACAGGCACTACCTGGAGCGTCGAATAATGCCGACACTCAATATCAACGGCCGAAAGGTGACTGTTGACGACTCTTTCCTGCAACTCTCTCCGGAGGATCAGGAAAAGACCGTTGACGAGATCGCCTCTCACCTCGACGCCAGTCCAAAGCAGGATGCTGCCGTACAGGTCGAGCAGCCTACAGAGGATGACGACAGCCAGAAGTCTTTGCGCTCCGAACTGTCGGCTATGACGCAGAACCCCGCCAAGGCGCTCTACGACCAGCGTCCGACGTGGCAGAAGCCGATTATCGCTGCGCAGGACATCGGGAACATCATCGGGGACGACCTGACGTTCGGCTTTGGTGACAAGGCGGCTGCAGCTATCCGCGCGCCCTTCACCGACAAGACCTATGAGGAAGAGCTAGCCGCGAACCGCCAAGGGACGCAGAACGCCCGCGATCGGGCCGGTTCGGCTGCTTATGGCGCCGATGTGACGGCTGCTCTGATGCTCCCGCGCCTTCTCCCTGCGAAAGCTGGCGTTGTAGCCAATCCTGGCACGCTGTCGAAGCTCGGCCGGTTCGCTGGTGGCGTCGTTAAGGGTGGTGCGCAGGGTGCGGCGGTTGGTGCTGCGCAGGCGGCAGGACACGATACGGATATCGGGCAAGGCGCGGCGACTGGATTGGCATTCGGTGCTGCGGTCCCGGCTGCGCTTGGCATTGGCAAGACGGTCGGCGGTGCTGTCCTGAATCCGGTGGCTGATGCTGTGCGCGCTCGCGTCAATCCGTCTGGCTATGCTGCGGGCAAGATCGCAGAACGCCTTAACAGTGGCGGCCTGTCGGTAGAGCGCGCGGCAAAACGTGCAGCGGATCAGAATATCTCATTGGCGGATGCAGGAGGGGATTCAACGCGTGGTCTCCTTCGCACTACTACAAATATCCCGGGGCCAGCTAGGGATACCGTGAACGCCAGACTTACCATGCGCCAGTTTGGGCAAGGAGGCCGGCTCAAGAGCGCCATCGCTCAAACGTTTGCAGACCCTGACGGTTATCTGGCCGCAAAAGACGAGATTGCGGACACTGCGAAGCGCCTCGCCTCGCCGCTGTTCCGAGAGGCCGAGAAGACGCCCATCCACTTCACCAAAGAGCTTGAGGGCATCATCAACACCCCGGCTGGTCGCCGTGCGTTGGCAAAGGCAGAAGAACTCGCTGCCAATGAGCAGGTGCCGTTCAAGCAGATGTTCGTAAACATTGCCGACGATGGCACGGCTACGTTCAAGCGCGTCCCGGATCAGCGAGCATGGCAGTATATCAAGACCGCGCTCGACGACATGGTGGATGCCGAGACCGACAGCATCACCAAGAAAGTGAGCAACGATGGCCGCATCATCAACAACCTGAAGAACCGCCTCCTTGAGCAGCTAGACGCACAGAACCCTGTCTATGCTCAGGCTCGGAAGGTCTGGGGCGGACAACGGTCACTGGACGACGCGCTGGAAACTGGAAGGGATGTGTTCAAACTCTCTCCAGGCGCCCTCAAGCGTACTGTAGCCGGAATGACAGAAGCTCAAAAGGCATCAGCACGAGTTGGGGCAGCCGAGACGCTAAGAGCGCAAATAGACGCCGCTGGCGTAACCAACAATGCTGTCTTGAGGATATTTTCAAAACCCCAGCAAATTAGGAATCTACAAACACTTTTTGAGACTCCGCAGAAGTTCTCCGAGTTTCGGAAAGCGGTATGGGCTGAGGCGCGGAAACGCGGAACTTATGAAGCAGTTAAAAACAATTCGACTACAGCCCGACAAATGGCGGACATGATGGAGTCAGGAGGCCTGCAGGAGGGGTTCAACACGGCAAAAACAGCCCTAACGCAAGGGCCTATTGCTGCGACGATGCAGTTTGTCGGTTCCCGCCTTCGGATGCTAGGCGGCCTAACGCCACAGGTGGCGGACAACATTGCCAAGCGCCTCATGACGACCTCGCCAGAGGTACGGGCTCAGATCACATCTGAGCTTCAGCGCATCGAGCAGGCCCGCCTAAGCTCCGAGCAGAAGTCACAGGCTGTCCGCGCTCTATTGGGACGCACTTCAGCAATCGTCGGAAGCGGGGCGCTCGTCCAGTCGCAACAGTAGACTATTCGCTGCTGCTCTTCGAAGGCTTCAGAAGCCAGTAGAGAAGGAGGCCGAAGACAACAAACATGGCGTAATCGCGCCAATCGAACGTCATCCCTGGGTTCTGGCGCTGATAGCCAACGGCCAGAGTTCCGCCGATAAGTCCTGCGGCTGCAAGAAGTGGGTGAGGTTGTTTCAAAGAGTGTCCTTTGGTATGGGTTAGTGGCTGCCCCAGCCGCCAATGGCGTTAGTCTGGATAATAGGTTCACCGTATGGGGGCCGGCAGTTCATATCCCCCAATTCCCCCGGGGCTTTTGGGGGATTTGGGGAATTAGGAGTGATGTCATGGAACTGAAGCAAATCAATGATTCTGCGCAGCGAAATCAGCCCAAGCCTGGGCAGCAGTTGGTTGCGAACTTTGACACCAAAATCTCTCCTGAGACTGCCGAGGCGCTGCATCAAGTTGATGCACATATTAGGTTCCCTACCACATTGGGAAAATGAAAATAAAGAAGAAGAAGGCTGCCGCCGCTGCTAGGCTACTTCCTGTCAAGCCGCAGATTGCAAGTGTTGCTATTGATAGCAAAGCGGCTATCGCGGTTATCATTCTAGGGGTCAATCTCGTCGCCTAACTTTGACCTGAAAAGCTTTACCAATCTGTCTCTGGCTACACCTGGAGAGGCAAGCTGGTCGCTTACAGCTTCAAACACGTCAGGTGATAAGCCTTCTAGAAACTTGCCTTCTGCTTCAAGTGCTTCCGCCGCATGACGCACGGCCTCCTCCACAACGCTATCAGGAACGTTATTGCGGGAGGCGTTCGCGTAAATCCGTCCGTCTGTTTGCAAGCCAATTAGATGCATGTCTGATTTGGCGTTCCGTATTCCAAACTCTATGATCACTCCAGCGGCGTCGGCGTCGATATCACCTCTCCTGAGGGCCTCAAGTGTAGCGTCCACAACCGCTTGCAGTTTGTCAAACGGGTCAGCTTGCAGGAAGTGGCCAAGATGGCCACGGATGCTATCGGGGACATGATTCGTGTTTGGAGGCTGCACCATCTTGCATTCCTCATTCTGTCTCGTCAGATGCCTGACTGATGCCTCAAGTTTTTTGATTTTCCCTTGCAAATTGCGCTCTCTAAGTTTCCAGCGAAGGGCATCGAGGGGGATCATACTGTCGTCCATGCCGGTCTCCAAAGTTTCGTCAAACGTCGTCAATTGTCGCTCTCCGGCGCTTCGACTCTAGCCAAGCATTCAGATCTGCAACCAGATAAACGACTGCCCTACCGATCTTAACGTAAGGTGGGCCCCCTCCGATCAGCCGAAGCTTGTTCAATGTTGATGCCGAGATGCCGATATACTCTGCAGCATCTTCTACTCGTAGAGCGACGGGCCTTACATCGTTCTGCTCAAGTGTCATCGCGTAGCCTCGCGTGTCCTTAAGTAACGCCGAATAATCGCATAGATCATGGAGAAAGTGAATCTTTCTCCGCCTCCAAGCCACCAATAATTTCTCAAGATCCAAGTGAGGTTCACATGGCATCTCGCCAGCGTGATTTCGTTACGCGCGCCTATAACGACGCCCGCGCTGCTGGCCTCCCTGACGCACAGGCTCGCCTTGCCGCGTCACAGGCCGCGCTGGAAACGAACTATGGTCAGAACTCGGTAGGCAACAACTATTTCGGCATCAAAGCCGGCAGCTCGTGGAATGGCCCGTCTGTCACGGCCAACACGTGGGAAGACTACGGCAATGGACCGGTGCGTGAACGGGCGGCTTTCC